GCTTGTTGGACAACCATTCAACGAAATTGCACAACAGCTGCTCGTTTAGTCCAACGATAGAGCCGTTTTTAAACAAGTATTTTGCCCAGAGCATTTCCTGTACAACTGCAGACTCATACATTGAAATACATTCCTTAGAAGATTCCTTTTGGATCTTCGCAAAATCCTTATCTTCCTGTGGTAGTACCTTTAACAGCTGCTGTGATGCTGCTAGATGGATATTTTCATCACGACAGATGAACTTGATAATCTTGGCATTACCTTCCATCTGCTTCACTTCGGCGAATGCCCAAGAACATGCAAACGAAACATAGAACCTAATTCCCTCTAGGATATTAACCGACATTAGAGCAAGCCAAAGCTTCTTCTTATGTTCATACGAACCATACTCACCCTTGAAATTAATCAAGGCATCATACGACTCAGAAATATCCACAGCACAATCAACAATGTCTTTGATTTCCATAATAGTATCAAAGACAGCAGACGGATCTGGATATACGTTACGAATCAAATGGGTGTACGATCTAGAATGGATCGTTTCAAAGAATGCCCATGTAATGATCCAGTTTTCTAGTTCTGGCAACGAACAAATAGGCCCGAATGCCGCGGTCGGTGCTCTACCTTGAACCGAGTCCAGAAGAATCTGTCTCTTAAGGTTAGACGTAAAGATATGTTGTTCGTGTGGCTCTAGTGCCTTGAAGTCCTTTGCATCTCTGTAAATATCGATTTCTTCTGGGCGCCAAAAGAACGACAGTTGTTTATCAGTTAGCTTCTCAAGGAAGGCGTACTTTTGCTTGTCATATCTGGCAATTGCCAGTTCTGGCCCAAAAAACGCAGTGGACTTTGTCGCGTCGGTGTTAGTCAGATTAAATACGGTCATGATTAAATTGTGCAGGAGTCGCACGTTTCAGCATCCTCGATAGCAGCCATTTCAACTGGCTTGAATTCGATTTCACCCGCCTGATCGGCTGTGTTGCAATAGTACAAATTCTTACCGCCATACTTGTAGAACATAACCATGTGCTTCATTAGCTCTGACATTGGTACCTGATCGTTTTCATAAAACTTAGGGTTATATGTGGTGTTGACAGAAATAGCCTGGTCGATGAACTTCTGTAGTACTGCCATGATCTTCAAATAACCTTCCGGGTTTTTCTGATCCCATAGCAAGTCATACTTGTTCTTAAGTGTTCTAATACGAGGAACAACCTGCTTAAGCACTCCGTCCTTAGACTGCTTAACTGAAATCAACGAACGAGGCGGCTCAATTCCGTTGGTTGAGTTCGATACCTGAGCAGACGTTTCTGCTGGCATCAAGGCCATCAATGTAGAATTACGGATGCCAGTTTCTTTGAGCTGCTTACGTAGCGAATTCCAATCCATGTTGTACTTTGGAGCTGCTAGTTCGTCAACTTCTTTCTTGTACGTATCGATTGGTAGAATACCGTCTGAGTACTTTGTTTCATTGCTCTTAGATGGTGCACCGAATTCAACAGCAAGATCGGCTGATGCCTTGATTAAGTAGTATGACCATGCTTCAGCGTATTCATGGATCTTAGCTAGACCCACTGCATCAATGTTAGAATATGATAGGTCGTTCCTAGCAAGCCAGTAAGCAAAATTAATGATACCAATACCCAAGGGGCGTCTAGCCATAGTTCCGGAACGAGCTGCAACAACAGGGTAGTTCTGATAGTCCAGAAGAGAGTCAAGAGCACGAACAGCGAGAGCACAAACAGACTGAAAATCATCGACATGCTTAATTTCTCCCCAATTGATAGCCGACAGCGTGCACAATGCAATCTCGCCGTTCTCGTCATCAATGTTGTTAATTGGCTTGGTTGGAAGTGTAATTTCTGTACATAGGTTAGAAAGTCTAACAGGTGCAACCTCTTCCTTGAACGAAGAATGAGTATTGCAATGGTCAACATTCATCAAATAGATACGACCAGTGTCCTTACGCTCCTGTAGGAACGATGTAAACAGTTCAATCGCCGGGAGTGTCTTCTTACGAATTTTAGTTGAACGTTCTGCCTTTTCGTACAGCTCACGGAATTTGTCAGTGTCGTTGAAAAATGCTTCGTACATCTCAGGAACATCTGACGGAGAAAATAAAATAATATTACCACCCGAAAGAAGACGCTCGTACATCACCTTATTGAACTGCACACCGTAATCGATATGGCGTAGACGATTGAATTCTGTGCCCTTGTTATTCTTAAGAACTAGAAGGTCTTCGACTTCCAAATGCCAGATAGGGTAGTATAGAGTTGCCGCCCCGTTTCGAATAGAGCCCTGAGAACACGAACGCACTGCACTTTCAAAATGACGATAGAACGGTATAACACCAGTATGAGAAGTATCACCATTCCTAATAGGTGAATTAATAGCACGTATGCGACCACCACCGATTCCAATACCAGCTCTTTGAGAGACATATTTACCGATGGCTGTAGCTGAGGCAAATATCGAGTCAAGAGAATCATCAGACTCAATAACCACGCATGAAGAAAATTGACGCATGCCAGTACGGACACCTGCCATAACTGGCGTAGGTAGAGAAATTTTGAATGTAGAAATTGCATCATAGTAGTCCTTTACCCATTGCAATCTTGTGGTTTGCGGGTATTTTGCAAACAAGACCATGGCAATTAGGATATATGCCATCTGTGGAGTTTCGTAAATTTTTCCGGTTACGCGATTCCTAACCAGATATTTACCTCTAAACTGCTCCATTCCTACGTACGCAATATCAAAATCTCTGTCGTGGTCTACGAACTTATCGATTTGATTGATTTCTTCTGGCGTATACTGATCTAGAATTTCCTTGTCATAATAATTCTCTGCCACAACGTAGCGAATATGATCGATCAAGCTTACAGGCGTAGGACCATTGTACACTTCCTTACGAAGCTGGTAATTAACAAGACGCCCGGCAACATACTGATAACCAGGAACATCTTCTGAAATAAGATCAGCAGCTGACTTAATCAGAGTTTCTTGGATATCAGAAGTCTTGATGCCATTGTAAAACTGAATTCGGCTTTTGATTTGGATTTCAGATGGTGACGTACCGTTTAGGCCTTCACAAGCCCACATTGTAACCTTGTGAAACTTATCTAAATCTAATGGTTCTTTATTACCTGAGCGCTTAGTTACCACCAGTGACATAAATTATTCCTTATTATACGCTTATTGAATTGGTCGGATATTTATAGGCTCTACTTAATCGAACTGAAATAATGAATTAGCTCTTTCCAAGCAGACTCAGCAACCCAACGATGTTCCTTCTGTGTGCCATTACCACGTCGTAGATCACAATAATGAATCCATGAGCGTAGACTTCCGGCCATATATAGTTTCGAAACAGTCAACCCTTCAGGTAGAAATGCACGAGCCTGTTCTTTGGCAATACCCATATTGATAGCTTCAACATACATAGATGAAGCCTTATCAATCATTTCATCTTGCATAGCTTCAAATCTAGCGATTGCATTATTGTCTTCTGTATCCAAAGAATTTTGTCTATTCTTTGTATCTTGCAAACGTGTCTCTTTAAACGTAAATCCTAGATCATTAGTAGGATCAGCATATCGCTGAGAAAATTCCTGGAAAGAGAATGATCTGTGACGAAGAATCTGGCGAGCAATATCACGCGTAGTGGTAATTTCCATTACTACATGGACCATTTCCATCGGGCTCCAATGATTATTACGCTTCAGATAACCAATGAGCTTGTCAGCTGTTTCCTTATTATTCTGATTTGATGGATTTGAAACTCTAGCTACATAAGCTACGAATTCATCAGCAGTTTGTGGGGCGTCAGAACCAGGAATTACAGGCTTAGTTACTGCTACGATATTTGCTATATGCATTATTTCCTCTATATGAATAATTAGTATGTGTCTTGATACGCTTCCAGGAATTAAATTCCATGTTAGCTCTTAATCCTGAAAATGTATTTTCATCTATCAGGGCTTTGAGGTAGTCAGGTTTCATACCGGCCAACACCATATCATTGATGTCTTTTTGAATAATATTCTCTGGCCAGATACAAACCTTAAATCCGCTGTCAATTGCGGATTCAATTTTCTTTACAGTGTGAATAGATCTACGTTCGTTGTCGTACACAACCACCATGTTTTCGGTGTTGAGACCTTTAACTCCCAACACCAAGTCAGAACCAGCGGTTGCGATAGAATTAGGAATAAACATAGCGTCAATAGGTCCTTCAAAAACGTAAGTAGGTTCTCTAAGATCTACTGTGTCAAGTCCATATAACTTACGCTTGCTCTCATCAAGCATAATAGTGATGTATTTCGTGCTATTACCACCTAATACACGACCTTGAAATCCAAATAGCTTTTTGTTTTCGTCAAAGAAAGGTATTACCAATCTTGCTTCGTCATGCTTGAGTGCACTCTCATTGAATTTATCTGGAATGAACTCGTTGACGAACGCATAGAATTCCTTCACGTAAAACAACCTAAAGTGTTGTGCGAAAGGAATGTGTCTCTTAACAATATATATTTTAACTGGATGATCTTCTGGCAAAGAAGAGATTTTTGTGGCCTTCTTGAACGCTGTATCAGCCACAAAATCAGGAGTCTTTAGTTTAGACGTGAATGATTCAATGTCTTCAAATTTAGCAGTCTTAATTCCTGATTCTTTAAAGCGTTCGAACTTATATTCAGAGTACAGCGAATCATCTAGGGTTTTAATGAAATTCCCTAGTGACATAGCTGCATTGCAATTATGGCAGAAGAATTTAGCCTTGTTGTCCTTTACGTAAATCCATCCACGAGATTTTGTCTTAGACTTCTGTGAATCACCACATATAGGACATCTAAAGTTAAACGAACCATTTCTATTAGTGAATCGTTGTAGTCGAACTGATATTAAACTAATGTATTTTTGATCAATCCAGTTCATTACAAACTATACCATTGTTTTTACTGATACCAGTATTATACAGCTGTTATTATAGTTTGTACATACTTATTTTAGAAAGCCTTGGAAATAGCTAGTGACACAGCCCACGAGGCAACCGTAATTGCGCCGATGGCCATCCAAACGTACTTTTCAAAAGTCGAAATTCTGTTCGTTAGCTTGACGATTTCAACATTATGGTAATCATCAACTGCTTTGATTTTTTCTAACACTTCGGTGTGACGAACTTTAGTATCTGCTTCTAGTCTAGCTAGTGATGTATCAATATCTTTGTTAATTCTATCAATAGCGGCTAACAGTTCGTCTCTACGCTTTTCAATAGAAAATTCTAATGTGTCTTGTTTCTTTTCATGTTGACCTAGACGTTGTTCATGCACAGCTAGCATCTTGCTTAGATCTGAAGAGATTTCTGTTAATCGCTGAATAGCTACTTTTACAGACGTAACATCTGGTGTTGCTCTAGATGCCATTTTTATCTCCGACTTTATTTCCGTTTTTTTTCTTTTTATTTATCGCCGAAAATCTTTTAAGGGGAGTTTTTGACAACGGAGGATCGATAGTAGCAATATGGCCGTCTGATGAAGATGAATTACCCATAGCATTAGCAGGCACTTCATTTTCTACAATTTTAGCTTGGTATGTAGTAGAAGTAAAGGTTCTATTACCACCTAGAGAACCGCTTGTTGGACAATATAAAGTTCCGGCCTTGTGGACTAATCTTGATTTGCCACAGTGTATGCATGGGGCAGTTGTAGTTTTGTTTGTAACTTGCATTAGATGTTCCTAAGTCTTTCGACTATTACCATATCCATTAAAATCGTATCTAGATATATTGTAGATTCATTTTCAATGTTATATAAAGTCTCTGGCATTATATTTAGTAGCACCAGGAAAGGCATAAGACAATCATAGTATTGCTTCATCTTCAAATAAAGAATTCGGCACAGTGGGACCGGGCCGAATACGTTATTCAATACTATCAAGTGATTAAGGATAAGCCTATCCTTTAATTCGCCAGATGTTTTGTATCGTGTAAGCAACTTTTTAATATACTTTAGTCTGTTAAGATCCTCAAAAAATTCTTCATTCGAATAACACTGTGGGTTATCATAGTGTTTAGCTGCATATAATAGATAATTATCACTTGATAGTTTATCCATTATATTACCAGGTTTCTAGTAGTGATCTTTTCCATGTATTGTTGGCAACACAAACATAGATATAATTAGAATCACGTGCAATAACACCAGCTGTACCATTCGAGCTAGCAGTAGCCGGAACAGTGTTAGATAATGTCATGCTTCCAGTTAAATTAGAAATGGATACAGTCTTTGCTTTAGGAATGCCTGTAGTATTGGCAACAAGAACGACTCTATCTGAAGCTGCCACAGAATTAGCTTGTGGCAGCTCGCTTAGTTTATACTGTTCATCAGCCATAATGTATTACCTAATTTTAAGCGTCAGGTAGAAGTGTGTCGTCTGATCCATCCGAAGAGATCGAACCAGCAACTAGAGTCTCCCAATGAACTCGACCTGCTCTACCACCAAGTGTTAGTGTAACAGAACCGTTCTGAGAATTCTGTAGGGTACCAGATAGTGTGGCGCCTGAACCAGCAGACACTGCGCCGTTAGCAGCCAAAATGGCGAATACCAAGTTTCCTGCAACCTGAGACTGAGCAAACTTACCTTCACTAACCACAGTCGTGTTACCTGAAGCAAAACCACCTGTTGAGTTAGTTACTAGCGTTCCGGTTGCTTCAACCGTACCATTTGAAACCAAGATGGAGTCAGTGTTACTGTAACCAGTAGGCGTACCAGATACCACGAATGCAATCAATCGCTTCTCACGATTAAACGTTACGCTCATTGAAGATGTGTTATTGAACCCTGCTCCTGGATTCGTAACAGTCACACCGGTCAAAGCGCCAGAGCTGTTAGCAATGAATGATAGTGCAGCGTTAACCGATCCGGTAGGACCAGTTACTACAGCAGTTTCACCCGTACGGAAGTTTGTTCCTGTATTAGAGATGGCTGCCGAAACAAGAGGCCCGGTGCCCTGTCTACGTAGATTCCAACCAGTATGAGTAACACCGCTGGCTGCAGCATTTACCATTTCACCGGATGAAACACCGAATACGCCAACTGCCTGTCGAGGGACAAACGCGTTAGGCGTAACATTTCCGTATAGGTTGACGTCAGCTGCTGCTCTAGTTCCGGATGTGTTTCCGAAATGAGCATTAGCGCCACCGCCACCCTTTACCTGACTGTGAACGCCGATTGGCGCACCAGCCGTAGTAACTGTAGTAGTCGAGCTGTTTGCTGTAACAGCCTGATCAGTTGAACCCCATTGTGCCATTTTTATGACTCCTTTTTCTTCTTATTTATTTGTTACGGCACGAACCAAGTGATCATGCGACTTAGCAATCTGCTTAGTGAATTCATCCTTTTCAGGAGCGCGCTTGAATGATGCGTGCATGTCTAGGGCCTTATGCACATGAGCTGCATCTACCTTGACCTTTTTGCCATTGTTGAATTCAATGTGCTTATTTCCTGAACCTAGAGACTTAGCCTTACGAAGCTGCATGATGATATGCTCAGGACCCTTGTCCTTAGTTGAATCGTACTTGTGATCATCAGGCTCGTCACCCTTGTCAAACTGCTTTGACTCAGACATTGACTTCATAGCGTCAGCTTGAGTAGTGTGATGCAACATTCTTTTCTTGTGATACTGCTTTGCATCTCCAGAACTATCTTCATAATTCTCTCTATGCCAATTAGCTGCTTCCTTGTGTGCCTTTAGGCTAGGTTGATCCATAGCTGGTAATGATGCATGGCTCTTCTTATCCCACTTCATTGCTTCGTCTAATTCAACTTCTTCTTTGGTAGTGGCATTGGTCTTTGCGATATTAGATTTAATCTTCTTAATAGCTAATTCACCGCCCTGAGCACGCTTCTGTGCAGTCTTTCCATGGGCTCCTACTGCTGCACCTTTAGCATACTCAGTTGGGCGTTCCCAAGCCGGCTTGATATCCATAAGATGTCTATCAGATTTTACAGCATAACTACGTAAAGTTTTATTTGAAAGTTCCATGATGGCTTCGATACGGCCGATTTCTTTATCAGTAAAAGTTACTTCTTCTTTATTCAGCTTCTTAATAGCTTTCACTTCACCAGCATAACGCTTAGTTGAAGTCTTAGTATCCTTCTTGCCGGCGGCTGTGCGATGATAAGACGGATCAGAATCATGCTTGTCCTGGATGTCGTCCTGCTGAGCACGAGACTTGCCTAGGTATGACTTTAGGGCCTTAGAACTAATTTCATTAATGATTGATCGTGCATTTTCCTTAATGCTCAGCTTAGGCTTCAAGTCAACCTTAGTCTTCTTGCCGTCCTTGCCAATCATTTCTTCATCGTCGTCGTCAGACTTCTTCTTGCCGAAAGCAGGCTTCTTGCCGTCACCTTCGTCGGAATCTTCATCACCGTCAGCCTTCTTGTTACCAAAGGCAGGCTTCTTGTCGTCTTCGTCGCCGTCATCATCTTTCTTACCGAAAGCCGGCTTCTTATCAGAATCACCCTTGTCATCCGACTTCTTTTTGCCGAAAGCAGGCTTCTTATCGTCCTTCTTATCACCGTCGGCTGAATCAGCCTTCTTACCGAATGGAGGAGCCTTTTCAGCAAGAACAGCTGCAACGCTATCGATTAGCGACTTAGGTAGACCGAAATTATTTTCTGATGGCTTAAACATTGTTGTTAGACTCCTCGTCGATTTTTATTTGAACTTTACTAGACGATACATGAAAATACCGCATTCCAGACAGTTCTTTGACATTTATTCATTCGAATTCTATGTTATTTATGTTTTTAATTTTTTAGTCTCTTTTGATTTGGCACGACCTTGAGAATTTTGGCTACCAATTTTGTCCTAACCAAAGCGTTATTTTTTGCTTTTTTTGACATTTTCTTTGGCCTTCATACTGTTACGGACATCATCGAACATCTCCCGGGCGTGGTCCGGATGGACGTGGTCGGGGATTCCCTTTTTAAACTCATCAAAAGAGTTAGAAGCTGCATGGGCTCTCATTTTGGAGGCTGACATACCTTCAGATCCTTCGGCATCCGGGTCTCTGGCACCGGCCGATACTACATGGATCTTCTTATAGCTGTACGGAATTTCGCCAGATTGGTTAGCCTTACCATTATACTTGTGGAGGAGGTCGTGGTATTCCTTAACCCGGTCCTGGCCAGCAACCACGATCAGGTGGTCATGGCCTTCCTTGTTTAGCTTAGAAGCATGATGCAACAAGGTAGGATGATCTTTATCGGCAATAGAAATGTTAGAATGAGGGAAAAACCGCTTGGCGTGCTTGAGCTTCTGCTCATTATTCAGTGGGTTTTTCTTTGGATCTACGCTTCTGGATAGTACTACATGATGGGCAGCATTGTGCTTTTTAGCCAAATCGTGTACCTTATCAACCAACACCTTGTGGCCAGTAGTAGGTGGATTCATTCTGCCGAACGCAAAAACAACCGGTTTCTTAGGTCTATCTTCACCTTCTTCGGTGATAAAGCGACTATACTTTTTCATTGTTCTCAGCCTTTGCCATTTTCATTTTTGATGCTAAGAAATTTTGTCTAGAGAACTCTGCTCTGTCGACAAACTTTGCCATATGACCACCACGAACAGCAACAGCGCCTTCAGGAGAACTTTTGGCACCACCGATATGATGATCGAACTCAGCATTTTTAGCCATGGCTCTGGTTAGAACGTCCTTGGCTCTCTGAAAATGATGGTGCAATTCTAGTGCATCATCAATATGCTTTTTGCTCTGGGTTACAGACTTGATCTTAGAAGAAAACGCTGCATGCTTACGATCCACAGCTGCTGCTGACTTAAGTTTTGATACTTCCTTAGAGTGCTTGTCAGTCAGATGCTTGATGAATCCATCAGCTGATGGCTTGCCGTTCTTTTTAACTTCGTCATTAATATGGGTTTCCAAGTGAACCGAATGCTCTTTAACTGCATCCAGTGCCTCTGGCTTCATAGACGAATACTTTTTACGAGCATTTTCAATATGCTCATGATACTTATTTTGATCAGCAGATGAATAATGTTGTGAATGAGTCTTTAATTCTGGATCGATATTGTGCACATCCGGATGATGCTTAAAATTATGCCTATCAACATTGGGTGTTGCACCCATGTTATCTAGGTCTTTTCCTTCATACTTGGTGTGTACAACCACACCCATTTTAGCATGCTTGATAGCCGCACCGTGGTGCGAGTCTTCTGGGGTTGAATATGTAATGGTATTTGGTGTGAAATGGTACTTGCCGTTCTTGTGCTGAATGTCATTTTTAGTGTACATCATATCGCCCTGATACACACCTTTATGCGGTGCAACCTTAGGAAGGTGCTTCAAGGCGTGCTTTAGTTTTTCGACAAGTCCAGGTGCATGGCCATGGTTGGCTTCTACGTCCTGATCTGTGTAATTCAGCTTAGGGGTTTTATTGAATGCAGATTTGGAGGCAACGAAAAAACGGCCATTGGAAGGATGATGGCCGAAGACGATTGAAGGGGCGCCGTCATATTTGACTGATACTTTAGTCTTATTGTCCTTACCAAGAAGCCTTTTATGCACATCATCCATGATATTAGCAGCGTGTTTGACGCCATCGTTGCCATGGTGAATAACGAAATCCTCTAGGTGGGTCAGGTGCTTGAGCTTCTGACCTTCTGGTTCTGGATTAGCTTCTTCTAGGAGGAATCGAGTAAATGTTTTCATGTATCATCCGCGCCATCGTATTTGACTGATATCTTATTTATTACCATAGAATCTAGCTGATGATGGATATGGCTAGCATTGAACTCTATATGAGGAAATACTTCTGATAATTCTAAGAAATCATCAATATTGTTTTCAGAATCATCGTACATATGGACTGATTTAAAGATGTTGTCAAGAATCATCTCTTTAATTAATTTTGCTTTCTTATAACCAGCGCCACGACCCATGGTGTGGCCGAGCATGTGCACCTTACAGGTTATGCCGAACACTCCCAAAAAAGCATGGAAAAGAGGCATGTTATTCATTTTAGCACGTGCAGTCAATATGATTGAGTTAGGTGATTCAACCAGAGCGTCAATCATTTGCCATACTGGTCTAGCGTGTTTAATAAATGAATCTGTATCAGAAAACTCTGAGAAATCATATACGCAATCTGGATTCAGGTTATGGTGTTCGATATATTCAAGGCCAGAAAGAGACAGCGGTGGATCTAAATTAGCATAGATTTTTGCCGGGGATGTAGGATATGTGAACAGAGTTTCATCCATATCGAAAATATGTAATTCATTCATGTTGTTATACCTTTACCAAGGATCGCCGGACAATTTAAGAGATGAAGCCATTTTTTCTGATTCAAACTTAAAACGTATTTTCATAATTCGTTTGTCGCCAGCTTTTACACCTATAGTTTCATTACCAATTTTTTCAAGTTTAATTTTTGATTTATTTAATGCATTTAATTTTTCATTATCAGTAGGATCCATTGCAACAGCTGTATATGGTTCTGAATTTCCTTGTCCAGTTACTTTAATATATGGAGGAAAAATTTGTTTAGCGTCCATCCAATCTTCAAGAAGATAGTTTACTAAATCAGAATTGTTAAAAGATGATAGTTTTTTTATAAGTTTATCTCGCATTGAACTCATCATTTTATTTGCGATATCTTCAGTTATCTTCTTTATTCCTGAATTGTCTCTAATGTATTTTTTGCGCTGATCAGTGTTTTCTGGCAAATCAAGGGTTGAAATTGTTTTATTCAATATCGTTTTATATTCTGCAGCAAAATTAGTGTTTAAATTTTTATCTAAAGTTCCTACACCGGGATTTTTAAACCCAATATCGCCTTTAGTTTTTGTTGCCTTAGCCGATAATCCAAGAAATCCATCATGCGGCCCTGATGAAAATTTAACTAAAATATCAGTGGGATTTTTTCTTTGATCAACATCTTTACCTACAGCAGCTGACATAGACCCTGGTCTTGCAGTCCACCATACTTTTTGTATTTGACCTGAATAACCGCTAGCTTTTGCCCATTTTAGAAATTCTGCGGCCATTACTTTAGCTTTTCCTATGGCTCCTTCAATTTCTTCTGGTTTTGCTTGTTTAACACGATCATCAAATTGCTTTTTAGCTTGAGCATCATACCAAACCTGGCCTGCTAAAAAGAAACCAGTTTGAATTTCATTAATATCTGATAAAATTGTATTTTGCGACATGTCTGGCCTATTTTTTATTATTTATAAAATAGAAAAAGGGCTCCGAAGAGCCCTTTTCATAAAATACTAGACTGGGTCGGGTGGAACCCCACCATGATTCCCGACTATTCCCGTGCTTGTTATAGCTCTGTGCCGCTGGAGATGCATCTCCAACCAGTCTTCAGTGGATCTATTTATGCTTAATGATAATTCTAGAAAGGAAAAAAGTAGGTACCCACGATCCAAAACCAGTACCCTTCTTAACTTTAGCTTGTTTAACCTTAGCCATTTTGTACTCCTTATGCAAAACCGCGGAATTTTCCCTTATCAAACTTACCACTCTTCTTTCGTTCACGATCTTCTGTTCCGAATTGTGTATTCTCCATTACAGGCGGTGAGTCATCCATAAGACCATCTTGAGCATTTTCCTCGCAATCGTACATCTTCATCCTCGAACGATCAATCCCAACAACAAACCTACGGTAAACGTCAAGAGGGCCGTAGCGGTTTTTGAGTTGCTTAACCAGAATTTGATGTCGTGCTTCCAACTCTTCGGTCGAGATGAGTGCAAACATAAGATCAACTGTGGCTGGGAGTCCAAAGGATTCTGATGTATTTTCCATTCCAGGGTCGCTGCTCGTAAATCCTTCTCGATTTGTTTGAGTCGCAGAGACGATAGGTACATCGTACTCCACGGCAAGTCCTCGAATTTCTTCTGCAATGTTTTTGATATAGGTATAAGAATTGACGTTGGCTCCATACTTAACCCTCGAGGATGCACAGATATTCAAGTAATCGATGTAGATGATATCAGGGACAAACTTCTTTTTAACCCTGAGTTCTTCAAGCAGATGTCTGAAGTTATTGACGTTAGCAGTTGATGTAGGATATTCCTTAATAATCAACTTGCCAGCGGTTTTGCCTTTGGCTCTTCCGATCTTGGTAGTAAAGGCATCCTTAGAAAGCTCATGCAGTTCGTCAATAGTAACATCTAGGATGTTAGCATCGATACGTTCTGCAATTCGCTCTTCGGCCATTTCGTTCGTGATGTACAGGACGTTCTTTCCTGTCATCAGGTTATGTGCCGCCATGTGACACATAACCATGGTTTTACCAACACCTGTACCGGCCAGGATTACCGTAAGCGTCTTTCTAGAAATACCACCTTTGGTAATCTTGTTAAAGAGGTCGATATCGAACTCTAACTTCGATTCCTTCATATGATAGTATTCATAGCGCTCGGCAAAGTTCTCCATGAAATCATGGCCAACCCGAGTATCGAATGTCACAGCCAACGCTTGTTGAAGCAGGGCTGGGATCATTCCCTTGCCTAGCTTGGTATCCTTGTCGTCTAGGATATCAACCGACTTTCTCAAAGCAATCTGAATTGCACGCTCCTGACAGAACTTCTCAGAACTGTCAATCAGCCACTTTTCATCAGTGCTTGAGTCAACTTCGAACCCACCGACCGTAGCCATACATTCATCGAATGTCTGCTGCGGCAGATTGTCCTTATTTGACAACTCAATAGCAATAGCCTCCTTAGAAGGAAAAGAGGTATACTTTTGAATGTAGTCGTATATGACGTTGAAGATTGCCTTATCTGCTTGTTCTTTAAAGTATTCTTCTTTGAGAAACGGAATAACCTTCCTAGCGAATCCGTCATTAAGAGTCAGATTCGACAACAAAAGCTTTTCAAATGACATTAGGTACTTTCTATTTTAACGAAACACTTAGAACGATATTAGTCGGCTTCCTTCATAATAGCGCCGTGTGCAAGGGTGTACTTGTTCTTAACCCATGACTTAAAGTCTGTTTCTTCCATGATCGCATTCCAAAAATCAGAGTCAATTTCTAGCTCAGATTCCTTGCACTCCTTACCGACAACTTCACCGTCAGAGTTGATACGAGCGTAATAACCCTTCTTAGTAGAACCGATAAATCCTCCTTCTACAGCCATATCAAAGAGACCTGACCATTTGTTGATACCGTTCTCATACGTAACGTTGATCGGAATCTTACTCTTTTCCTTTACGTACCGTGACTTTTCGATATTGATTACGAAGTTGTAACCATTGATTTCCTTTGAACCGGAGTCCTTGTCCTGCTGACGACCGACGATCCAGATGTTATCTGCACCATAGTAAGCACCGGTACCACCCGATACGATATCACGTGGGAACAAAGACATTTCCTTGTATGTATGGTTAACCACGAACATAGGAATATTCTTCATTGTAAGCTTCGGCACAACAATTCTGAACAACGACTTCAGAGTCTTAGCGCGTGTGAAGTCAGCCTTAGACGATCCTTCAAGCGCATCATCGATTTCCTTACGTGAAGCCAGGTTACCAATAGAGTCAACGATGATCATGACTTGATCAGTACGTTCGATGCCTTCTAGCTGAACTGACAAGTCATGGCGTAGTTCCTCAACATCAGTGATAGGAGTATGGACAACTGACTCGCCTGGAATTCCGAACGAGTTGAAGTACGACTCAGGTGTTCCGAACTCAGAGTCATAGAACAAAATGGTTCCGTTCGGATACTTCTTCAGGAATGCTGAACACGCAACCAGCGAAAATCCAGTCTTAAAATGCTTTGAAGGCCCTGCAACCATGGTTAGACCGGTAGAGATACCACCATCTACATCGCCTGAAAGTGCGATGTTAATACCAGGGATTGAGGTTGGGATAAATTCCTTGTCCTTAAAGAACATGGAATCTGAAAGTACTGACGTCTGTGCAATCGTGCTATTCTTAAGCAACTTGTCACGTAGACTCGACTTAACTACTGTGGTCGACTTAGCCATTGTATTCTCCGTATATTATTGTATGATTTGTATAATCTGTATTAACTAAAAAATGACTCTAATGATGCTTTATTATCCATTGACCATCCGATTGTCGATACGATATTCTTGATAGGATCAAGGAACGTACGTTCAAACTGAAGGTCTCTGTCGATATATTTATCGAGGTCAAATTCAGCTGGCAGAAATTCTGGAACAGAAATTACTGTTTCACGTAGTGGGTTTGGCAACTTAAGATAAGCGTACTTGATCTTATCACCATCTTGAATGGGTTTTACATTGCTCATGCCATGATCTTGAATTAGCTTATTGAAGATCAATGCACCCTTAACGTGGATAGGAGCTCCCTTCTTATACAAAGTGGTTTTATCCGAGTACTTCTTAAGATTGTTCATTCCTCGAGGTGAGGCGATTTCATCAAATCTAAGCGTGTCAAACTTTTCTCTAAATGTATCGACGAAATCCAACAACTTAGACTTATCATTATCAAGAACAATCTTAAGTGCATCCTTGATGGTTTCTCTACACACATAAGGAGTAGACGACCGAACCGCTTCGATACCTTGAACCTTTAGAAGCGGCTTCTCGTATTCAACACCCTCAACGTCCAGCGCGTTAAGAATGTACATTTTCTTAGCTTTCCAGATACCGTTCGAAGCAATTGTTTCACGCTTCATACGCATCTTCTGCTTGTAGCAAGACATGTAGTCTGCTAGTTCCTGATAAGCCTCGGCCATGAACGGTGTAATGTGCTCATTGCTGAACTTATCAATCTCACGCTTGATTTCGATCTTGCTCATTCCAGCAAACCGTTGAGCATTTAAGTCAACGAATGCTTTCATGTTTACGTACAATGAGTCAGTATCAGAAGCAATCACATAATCAACATCTACCGTATTGAACTTCTCATTTAGGAACACATTCATTTTGTATTCGATCCAACGAATAGCTAGCTGGCCAGAAACCGTGATTGCTTCAGCAAGAAGGAATGCGAACCAACGATAATAGACGTTAGCTAAAGCGCCGTAAGCTGCATTGAGCTGAATCTTCTTAGCTTTCTGCAGATTGTTATGCTTAGAATATAGATTGAGATCTACATCTAACTTAGAAATCTCATAACGCTTTTTATCTTCAATCGATAGAGCCTTATACTTAGAACGGTCGGCGTACATGCGTTCCATTAGCCTAGGGAGAAATCCCTGGTATTCCTTTGAGAATAGAACGCCGTTAGCTGCTACAGTGTATCCTTCTGGAATATCCAGCGGAATTCCATTCTTCATATTCTCCAACAGTTTATCAACTGAAGGGAAGTTAGGCAACTGTTGACCGATAGTATCAGGTGAAATGTTGTACTGAATTTCTAGATGCGGATAAAGGCTATCCAGGTCATATGATACAACCCACTCGTGCATACCGATCTGAGGATCTTTAACGTGGCCACCGGCCAACGTTTCGGTCATGTAGTTTTCCTTTACAGGAGGAACTACTACCTTATCAGCCATAAGCTCGTTATGAATGATCGTATCCCAGCTTCTAACTGTAGTTAGAGTATCTGTGTAGTTGATTTTTGCGTCATAGGCCAGGGCCAAAACCTGGTCAATCAAACCAAGTTTCTGGTCTAGACGCGAAACCAACACACAGTCATGAATGTTATACTCAATAAACTTCTGGAAGTTCTGCTTGTACAGATTATGGAGCGAACCATATTCTTCATAGCTGATTTTCTTTTCACCAAGCTCTACGAAAGCGATGTAATCGAGCTTATAACTCTCATGATTAGTGAACGAAAACTTCTTATGTAGCGCCATGTAATCTAGGATAGCGATGCCATACAGATTATATACAACTCCACCGAAGTTGAGCTCACGTGCTTCAACCATCTTCCATGGGGAAAGTCTCTTGACGTGATCAGAGCCCATTAACCGGTTAATACGGTTGAATAGATACGGTATGTCGAAATGCTCGATATACCATCCGGTAACAATGTCCGGCGACCACTGAGGGGACGACCACGTCTGCAGAAACTTCTCTATAAGATCGGCTTCGTCTTTACACTTAATGTAAAACGTGTTAGGATCATCGGTTACGAAATCACCATAACTGAACACAGCATTACGATTCTTCTTACGAAGAGTAATGGCCGTGATCATCTTATCTGCTTTCACTGGGTCAGGGAATCCGTCGTCGGATTCAACCTCGATATCTAGAGTGATTACATTGATCTTCGACCGGTCATGATCTAGTTGACCTGGATAATTATCGTTGATGTAATTGTAACCAAAATTAGTAGAACCGTACACAGGAAAATTGTGCACATCCTTATATCGTTCTACGAAATCTCTTGCATCACGAACAGAGTCAAAATCTATACGACCTACTGGTTGGCCTTTGATAGTCTTGTATTCGCCTTCCTTATCAGGGACAAACAAATACGGCTTATACTTGACGATATCTTGAACACGTTGGCCGTGTTTGTCGATGCCGCGAAGATAAACCTTAGACCCTCTTAAGAAGAAGTTGGTGTAAAACAAATTGGGTACCCACTCGCATTAAATTCTGAACATGTATTATACAGCAGTTGACTTATAAAGTACAACCTTTTAATGCAGCTTTTTACCGAATGTTTCCTTGGTGATGACATAAAACATTTGTTCAATTGGATCAAGAATAATAACAGGAGTCATTTCAGCTTTCTTGTAGATTTCAACTTTTTCTAGGACCTGATTAAAGTAATTGTCTTCATCAGGTGGCATCAAAGCAGACATTTCTTTAATCGTAGATTCAGCAACAACGATACAAGATTGCGGATTCATGTTTATGTCCATAGATGTTGATAATATTTAGCAAATAGTCTAAGCCCATTTGTTACTCTGTCATCATATTTATCCTTGCTGGCGACACCAACTGTGTTTGGGTATTCTGCCCTAGCAAAAGCAAAATACATTTCTTTAAGAATATAATCCCACCTATCGAAGAAATAAATGTCAATTTTCCAGAATCTGTCATATTCTGACAAGGCTTGCCATGCTGGATCACAAGAAGGCCACAATTCAGCTGGCACATCTTCGATTTCTACATTAGGTCCACCGTGGTTAGACTCAATAAAAGCAGCAATCGCCGGGGCAATGATCAAATTTAGCGTGCTATCAAGATTCCATATGTCGTGTGATTCAATCACAACCTTGGATTTACGCTCACCATTTTTAGGATATTTTCCAATATTGACTTTCATGATAAATACTTCATATGAGGTTAAACATGCTTGGACTAATTACTAAAGCTATTTCTTTTATTGGCATAGAACCATATAAACTTGCATTGGGCGCAATGGCCATTTTAATGCTTACAGGACTATATTTTTCTTGGAAATCTTCTGTTAAACGCGAAGCTCTGTATGAATTTAATACTAAGCAAATGGAACAAGTGCTAGAAGATCGTGCTGATTTAAAGCGGAAGCTAGATGAAATAGTTGATGATCAGAGAAAGATTATCGCTGGACAGACCGAGTTCAAGGATAATATTGATCGCAAAATCACGAATCTACAGGTATTCCTTAAGTCTGATGCTGCCAAAAAGTTAGACAGACCGTCATCTGAAATCTTAAAGAGAACAATCCAAGATCTTAAGGAATCCAGATAATGAAAATCATTAGTGGTTTATTACTAGCCTTAACTCTATCGGCTTGCGGTGGACCCGGCTCAGTATACATTGTCAAGGAAGTTCCAGTTGTAATTACACCGGATGCAGAAATGTATTCATTCTGCAAAGGCATCGATCAACTTCCCGATCCATCAACGCTAACAGATTTAGAAGTAGCAAATACAATCGTTATGCTTGACACAAAGCTTCGGCTTTGCGTTAATACCGTCCAGCAAATCAGAGATTTCCTAGATAAGGCTAAGCGCAAAGCCGAAGCGAAATAGTGGCACCGGTGCCAGGAATCGAACCCGGACAGTCTGACTCAAAACCAGAAGTTCTACCATTAAACTAAACCGGCAAAATTGGCTGGGGAGGCAGGGATCGAACCCGCAACCTTAGGATTCAGAATCCTCTGCTCTACCAATTGAGCTACTCCCCAAAAATATTAACCTTGGATAATGGGCTTCCCAAATACAATCCGGCCTTCAAGATTAGGATTAATCTTCACGCGTGAAATAAAGCGGAACACATCTGTCATATTGGAAAAGCTCTTAACGTGCTGAACCGGGTACGAGTTCGCCTGATCCGCGTCAAAATCCTTGGTCATGTAACTTACCTTGATGCTAGCCATTTTCCACTCCATTGGTACATTACTAATTATACACCAATGGTTAACAAATGTACACTAATTTAAACTATTTTTTGCATCCGCAAGGCATCTTTATGATCACCATAATAGTCTTCGTATATGCCAAACACTTCATATCCTAGCTTTTGATATAGAAATATGGCTGACTTGTTTAGTGAATCAACTTCTAGATATAACTCCGTGGCTTCGGTATTGCACTCTGCGATTTCCATTAATCGCTTTGCAATACCATGACCTCTATATCTTTCTCTTACCGCTAATGAATAGATTCGCTGCCGGCCAGATTTAGATACCGGTGATACACAAAGATACCCGGCAATTCCATTGAATTCATCAATGGCTACGAATATTCTTTTGTGTTTAATGTAGTAATTGATAGACGACTTAGAAAATGCATTTTCTTTGAAACACTCTGTTTCTACATGCATGATCTCGTAAGTGTCTGTTTTAACAGCACGGCGTATTTCAAATATCATGATTATTGATGATTATTTCTGCTGTTATCGTCATCATGTATTTTCTGCATTTGCGCCATCATTCTATTCTTTTGTGTTGAACCAATCGAAGAACCGAAATAATAAGAAATTACAGAAGTAGCAATACCACCGATCCAACCGATAGCTAGATTGACGAACTCCATATTAGGTGGTACCGTAAATGGATAAAATGAAACAAGACCAATATAAATGAAAAATGCGAGCACTGTTGTAACTGCAATGAACTTCGGAATCCAATCCTCAGCTACCATTTTTCTTCTGCGGGCGTTTTCGGAATCAGCTGCTTCGATCATCTTAAGATCGACGTCTAGTTGTTTAAGCTGAACCATAATATCAGCTTCAATTACCTTGAGCTTCTGAAGTTTAACAGCAGTAGCATGCTTGATAGCATGGTTTAATTCATCAATTGTACCGTTTTCACGACCCAGCATCGCTGAACACAAACTAGGTATAGCCAACATGTACAATGCAGAATTAAGCGTTAACAGTAACTGAGGTGCTACTGTTGCAACAATGGATTCGGCTTCTTTGTCAAGAATCCATTGATTAGCCATAAATTAATTCCATGGTCTTAGAATCAACAATGCCAGTCATTGGCAAGAATTTAGCCGCCTGGAATCTCTTTACAACAGACTCAGTTCCAGGGCCAAAGTCACCGTCAGTACCTAGAAGATAACCAATAGTCTTAAGTCTCTTCTGAAGTTCCATTACTTCATCGCCTTTATCACCCCACGCCATGGCAGCCGGTTCTAGAATAAGAACCTTCATTCTAGCGTATAGTTCTTTACGATGTGGATATCCGTTTAGGCCGCCATTGATACGCTTAGTAATAGTTTCAATATCATCTCGATCAGCCCATTTATTCAGATCACGATTTTTCCAGTACTCCAGGGCAGTCTGTACTGAAATCTTAGGATCTTCAGCCATTTCTGGATTATTGACTAGATCAACACCAATCAGGTTACCGAAAGTGATATAATTGCTACGGCCGGTAAGCTGGAATATTCCACGACCCTTATAACGTACACCGTCGCCTTGATACACGTTTCCAAGATCTGATCTGCCCTCATACCCAGAGCCAGAAGCATATTCTTCTAATGTTTGAAAATTATCTGTTTCATGGCCAGCCTGAGCCATGAAATGGCATACACGCAAATCAGAAATAACACCATACTTTGGCGCATAATCAACGAAGTAATCAGCAACATCTTTAATGATAGATGTTTTTGACTGCGGGCAAAGTTTTCTTAGGATTGTTTGTGTAATCATTTTGGGCACCATTTCTATAAATCTTTTTTATTTATAGGATGGCAGGCTCGCCAGGAATCGAACCCGGATCTTACAGTTTTGGAGACCGACGCACTAGCCATTGTGCTACGAACCTATCGAGGTGACGCTTGGCTTTGAATTGTGGGGTTGTATACCACCGGCGGAAGTCGTGCCAGTGAAGGAAGCGGACTATTAATGATTTTATTTATAGCAGCTTCCAAGAACTGAGGGGTATACGAAAACTCTAAATCTTGTAAATCACTGTTTGTTTGAGGAAGCAGCTTGAAAAAATCATTATATGCTTCTAGATTATCAGACCATTCCAAAGATGCCGTTAGCCACCGGTCGCTATCCGGGATAGATGGTGGTGCAGCCATCTGCAGCGGCAAAGCCGCCTGGAGCGGCCCAGATGGCTGCAGGGGTGCAGCTGTCTGAAGAGGGCTTAAGTCAACAAATTCAACTGCTTGGTTTAACACAACCGTGCAAAGAATTATTAACGTAACAAAAAAATAATATGTATTTCTTCATGATACTATCTATATAGAAAGGGGTCCACTTATTGTGGACCCCTAATGTCAGGACGGTGGGACTCGAACTCACAACCTCCAGCTTCCAAAGCCGGCACTCCACCAGTTGAGCTACGCCCTGTAACTTTTTTACACCATGGTTAGTAGTGTATTATCCACAAACACATTATCCTTCGTGGCCTTAGACTTCTTCATCGGCATACACGCGAATGAAGTCATAACATTTCCCATATCAGGTTCGATAAAGTGCACGGTCTGCACTCCACGGGCCTCTAGAAAATTCTTCTTAGCCTCTAGCGCACCACCATCCGGAACCCCGAAAACAGTGAAATGAAGCTTCTTAGCATCGTACTCCGTAGCAGCCACTGCCTGACCAAGAACCATCGTACAGTGCGCGGTCTGAACCAACTGCTGCTCTCTAGACATATCCTGCTTAGTAAAGATATAAGCATAAACTGTATTAGCCTTAGGATCACGATATACCGGCTCAGCTGAGCCGAAATGGTTACGTAGTTCTTGAGCCATATCGTCAAGGACATTAACCATTTGCCTTTCTTCATCAGAAGGTTTAGCGTTTAGATTCCAACGACGCAGCTGGAATAAAACCATATTCAAAGCGCGCAGAACACCGTCGTGTGGCTTTGCACCGTTGGCCAACTCAGTCTTAGACGAAATCGGCGTAAAGGCCGATGTAAGAAAAATCTTGGCTAGATCAATCTTATAGTTAGACTTGGCGTGATAAGCACGCCGGATATGGTACATTGCCATATCACCAGATGTAAGAGTCTTAGCCGCAGCCTTTTCCTTGTGCTGCTTAATGAAGTCGTCAAAATTAATACAAAACATTTAATATCTCCCCGTTATAAATCACAGTTGTTGAAATTAGCACGCCAAAGTCAACAAGGAGGGGCACGAATACATCAAAGCATTGTTAGATTTCCTAGGTTAAGTAATTTGGTTCCTGTGCGAGGGCTCGAACCCCGATCGTCAGTTTTGAAGACTGCGCTCTAACCAGTTGAGCTACACAAGATTATTTATCTACAAACATTCAACGAGCTCGGAAATCATACGGTAGCTTAACTGGATAAAGCCGTTACAACGAGATATCAGTTCGAGTCTGATACGTAGTGAAGGTGTACAACTTCCAAGATTTCCGAGCTCGTCAAAATGGTACCAGTAGGAGGGCTCGAACCTCCGACCTAGCGGTTATCGACCGCTTGCTCTCCCAGCTGAGCTATACTGGCTTAATTCATTAAGTGTATTGTACACTGGTTTTGGGCCAGTGTACAATACTATTTAGTCATTATTTAGCAAATACTTGTTAGAAATTGCCTTGAAAGAAGGTCCATCACGCTCGACATGCTTAAAAACAATGCCTTCACGTTCCTTAGCATTATTGAGAATAGAACGACCTTCGGCCATTGACACAATTCCATCAGCCGTAGCATTGACTGGAAGATTGTACAGTCCTAGAACCGGCACATGATCTAGACCACATCTCGTAACAACAAACCTACGTGTTTCAGGTGATACGTAAGAACCACCATCAATATCATAGATATTATAAATGTAGAACTTAAGTTCACTCAAGCCGTAGTAGTTGCCCTGTACTCCAGGACCAACTAGCTCGCCCTGCAGTGCGATGTTCATGTCAATATTAGAAATGATTCTTTCTAGGTTTAAGCTACGCGCAGCCTTCCAAAATGCATTAGTTTCATCTTCGACGAGCTCAAGATTACGCGAGCAAACGCCGAACTGGCCGTTATTCCAGTATACAGTCATTGACGAACCTTCAAGCTTCTCGGTAACTTCCCAAAGCATATCAGGAACTTCTCGGGGAGAGCCGTCCCAATGGTTCATATCAGAAGTCCACTTGGCCAATTCCTTGGTCATGTTCTGAACACGTTCCTCGTCAGTCTTAGGAATGAATGACGGGAAATTACCCTTTACAATACCAGCAAGCTTAGCATTAATAGGCTTCTCCCACTTCTTAATGCCTAGAATAGCAGTGAGATCATATCCTTCAACGAACTCATTTTCATCAGCTGGAACCGGCATATACACAAGAATATCCTTGATCGGCAGGATCAAGCCCTGAGAAATCTGGCCGCGAAGCTTGATTGTACGAAGACGAGCACCGACAACACCTTCATATGTCTTCGGGTTCTTATCGAGGAACGCAGCGATGCTGCAAGGAATCCACGAATCAATCTCAAAGTACACAACCAAATCACCAACGTTAAAACGGTTGACCTTGGCAGTTACAAGCTTCCACCCGTCTACTGTGGCACACTCGATACGGTCTGCTCCTTCAATAGGCTCTAGAGCAGAAATTCTACGGATAGACGCTAGCTTTCTTGTAGTATCAGTCATTTTCGCCTCTAAACACCAGATCAATCAGGTCCATAATATATGCACGATCCCAGATATTATTCTCTTCCTTATTTTGTTCCATCTTTCGAATAAGGTCGAGAAAATACATGTAATCTACGCCGATAAGCTGTTCCTTCAGAACATCGACGTTCTTTAGGTCTAGCTCATTAATATCCCAAGCAATCTTTAGCATATCACCGGCAGTGATAGTCCAACCACGCTCGATAAACTTCTTAATCCTAAACATAGAACACAACGGATACTTAGATCCGGTATATACTAGTTCTTTCGCTAGTGTTGCAGCTAGAGCCGCACCATTAAACACTACACCGTTTGCATTTGTCCAATAATTCTTGGTATGAACAAAATCATAGTTCTCATGAATAACGTCCGGATCACCGACAAACCTGAAGATCAACTGGATCTTATCGGAGAGGGTAATAGCATTTGCAGAGATAAAGAGCGGCTCATACTTCTCAGTATCAACCGAAGTCATAACGTTAAAATTGAAAGTAGAATCAGCAGTAATAAAGTTCTTATGCTTTACTTCAAGACAAACGCCTGAGTTATCACCACGGGGAGTAATAACAAACGTTTCAAGGTTAGTCATCTTTGCTGCATAATACTGAGCTAGATCAGTAGCAAGAGTAATGTCAGAAAAGTACACGTCGAAATCGTTAGGTATCTCACCTAGAAGCATCGAAGTGATCGCACCGCCAGTGACGATAACCGCAGGACGAATTCTAATTCGGAGCTGCTCATTATCAACAGTTTTGATCCACTTATCAATCTTCTTAGAGATAATATCGTTAATCGTGCGCTTCTTCATGCCGCGCGGAACATTCACTTCAGACATAATAAACTTTGTTTAGACGTTCAGTAATTTCACCTTGTTCTGCTTGATCCAATTTTTTCCAAGCATTAGCATATTCATCATGCATAATTTGGAAAATATTAGGATCAAAACTTTTACCAGAACAATACTCTATTAAAAATAAAAACCGATCAACAAACATTTTTGTCATAATACACCAAATGGGGTGATGGGTGGGACTCGAACCCACAAGATCCGGAGTCACAAACCGGTGCGTCTACCAATATTCCGCCACCAACACAAACTACTTCAAAATGGTGCCCCAGTCAGGAATCGAACCTGCTTCCCGGGTTTACAAAACCCGACCTCATCCGGTTAAAGGCTTCAGGGGCATAAAATACTGGACGGGTCTCACGTTTTCGACCAACCCTTACCGACATTGCGACCTTCCACAGGTATTCGGCTAACATATGGCTCCCAGGGCAGGGCTCGAACCTGCGACCACCGAGTTAACAGCTCGGCGCTCTACCAACTGAGCTACCTAGGAATAATCTACAAAAAAAGAAAGGCACGTCTTACAGTTTCGTCAACCCGCGTGCTTAAGTGTTAATTATTTATCTTGCTTTTAGCCAGCAAGACCGGTCAAACGAGAACCGTACGTATTAACTACAGCAGCAACGACAGCCTTACGGGCAGAACCCATACGGTACTTGGTATACTTGCCGAAGTCACCATTCTTGCGATTCGAGTAGATCGAATAGCCATTACGACGAAGATACGCAATCGTAGCAGTCGGATTAGCAATTCCGAACTTCGAAGCAATCTGGGCTTCGGTATACTGAGCACCGTTAGTAAGCGAACGGGCGAGACGAGCAGAGTTAGAATTAGTGCGCATTATATATGTATCCTTTTATTACAACATATCAATTAGACGATCAGACTCATCGACAGCGCGAACCCTAAGATCCGGCTGCCGCTCCTTGGCCTGCTGCATTTCAATAAGTACCCTTTGCATATCGTTCGCATCGGTTGAATTTACAGTCTGCCAATTTCCATTATTTTGAACTTGAATATAAATTCTATCCATTTTGCACCTTTACATAATAACCACCATTATTGTTTAATCATTATACACTGATTAGAATGGTTTGTACATAGTTATTTTTAGTTGTGAATCATACCGGTATTCTGAAATTGTACAACCAGCTTCATAAAGCATATTCTTAGACATTTCCCACGAAGAAATCCAAGGCTCATGAATCTTTTCAGGATAACAAACAATGACTTTGCTTATGCCAGCCTGAATAATACCTTTAGCACATTCTGAACAAAGCGGAAGACCCCAGATATACATATGGGCATTCAACAATGACAAACCTAGAAGTGAAGCGTTATAGATACAATTCATTTCGGCATGGATTGTATACTTGTACTTTGTAATTCTTTCTTCTAGACGCTCAGGCAAATCTTGTAGGGCTCTAGGGAATCCATTATATCCCTGAGTAAGAATTTGGCCATAATGTGGTTTAACTGTTACAGCACCAACCTGTGTCGAAGGATCTTTAGACCAAGTCGATACTTCTTTAGCTACCCTGAGATATCTCAGGTCCCACTTATCAGACACGCTTTTCACCGTTTTGATACTTGGTAACGAATGTTGAGCTAACAAAATCGCTATTAGGCGTAACAATAGTCTCAAGAATCCACTTGTTCTTTAGTTCTTTACATACGGTATCTAGACAGTAAACTTCATCTACCATAGTTTCAGGAGTAGTTTGAGTCTTGGCGCGCCAAGACCGGATGCCGTATACATGTGGACCACATCGCACGCCCTTAATCTTTGACTTAGATTTAGAGCACTTACACAATTCAATATTTGACATAATATATCCTGCTAATTTGGTGCCCCCTGCCGGACTTGAACCAGCACGGCCTAAACCGGCGCATTTTAAGTGCGCTGTGTCTACCAATTCCACCAAGGGGGCATATTCATAATTATGGTACCCGTACCCGGAGTCGAACCGAGACTGTGCTCCTATCTAGAGCTAAACCGATCATAAGGCGGGTGTTCTACCATTAAACTATACGGGGCTAATTCTATTTATCTAAAATGGCCCAGGCGGAGGGACTCGAACCCCCATTTGCAGCTCCAATTACGATTAGAGAGGTAGAAACTCTCCTCGACTACGCCTAGTAATTAAATGTCTCGCTTAGAACCGTACACAGCGACAGTAACAGGATGGAAAAGCTTACCATCGTTAGTTAGTCGAATGTAACGGACTGTCACATCACCGCCGATATACTTGTCCTTGTTCTCAAGCAGTTCCTTAGTAAATGCCTGAGTGCCACGGAGACCAGTCGACTGGGTAGTTCCATT